ATGCTGGAACAAATGGGCATTGCCGCGAAGCAAGCCTCGTATAAATTAGCGCAACTCTCCAGCCGCGAAAAAAATCGCGTGCTGGAAAAAATCGCCGATGAACTGGAAGCACAAAGCGAAATCATCCTCAACGCTAACGCCCAGGATGTTGCTGACGCGCGAGCCAATGGCCTTAGCGAAGCGATGCTTGACCGTCTGGCACTGACGCCCGCACGGCTGAAAGGCATTGCCGACGATGTACGTCAGGTGTGCAACCTCGCCGATCCGGTGGGGCAGGTAATCGATGGCGGCGTACTGGACAGCGGCCTGCGTCTTGAGCGTCGTCGCGTACCGCTGGGGGTTATTGGCGTGATTTATGAAGCGCGCCCGAACGTGACGGTTGATGTCGCTTCGCTGTGCCTGAAAACCGGTAATGCGGTGATCCTGCGCGGTGGCAAAGAAACGTGTCGCACTAACGCTGCAACGGTGGCGGTGATTCAGGACGCCCTGAAATCCTGCGGCTTACCGGCGGGTGCCGTGCAGGCGATTGATAATCCTGACCGTGCGCTGGTCAGTGAAATGCTGCGTATGGATAAATACATCGACATGCTGATCCCGCGTGGTGGCGCTGGTTTGCATAAACTGTGCCGTGAACAGTCGACAATCCCGGTGATCACAGGTGGTATAGGCGTATGCCATATTTACGTTGATGAAAGTGTAGAGATCGCTGAAGCATTAAAAGTGATCGTCAACGCGAAAACTCAGCGTCCGAGCACATGTAATACGGTTGAAACGTTGCTGGTGAATAAAAACATCGCCGATAGCTTCCTGCCCGCATTAAGCAAACAAATGGCGGAAAGCGGCGTGACATTACACGCAGATGCAGCTGCACTGGCGCAGTTGCAGGCAGGCCCTGCGAAGGTGGTTGCTGTTAAAGCCGAAGAGTATGACGATGAGTTTCTGTCATTAGATTTGAACGTCAAAATCGTCAGCGATCTTGACGATGCCATCGCCCATATTCGTGAACACGGCACACAACACTCCGATGCGATCCTGACCCGCGATATGCGCAACGCCCAGCGTTTTGTTAACGAAGTGGATTCGTCCGCTGTTTACGTTAACGCCTCTACGCGTTTTACCGACGGCGGCCAGTTTGGTCTGGGTGCGGAAGTGGCGGTAAGCACACAAAAACTCCACGCGCGTGGCCCAATGGGGCTGGAAGCACTGACCACTTACAAGTGGATCGGCATTGGTGATTACACCATTCGTGCGTAAATAAAACCGGGTGATGCAAAAGTAGCCATTTGATTCACAAGGCCATTGACGCATCGCCCGGTTAGTTTTAACCTTGCCCACCGTGATTCACGTTCGTGAACATGTCCTTTCAGGGCCGATATAGCTCAGTTGGTAGAGCAGCGCATTCGTAATGCGAAGGTCGTAGGTTCGACTCCTATTATCGGCACCATTTAAATCAATAAGTTACACATCATTAGTACCTTCCTTATTTTTTGACTGGGACAAATTTGGGACCGATGGGTTCAGGATCGAGTCTATTTGCCGTGCGTGTTCGGTAAGGTGATTAGGTGCAAGGTGAGCATATCGACGAACCATTTCGATAGACTCCCAGCCTCCCATTTCCTGTAACACTGACAACGGGACTCCGGCTTGAACCAGCCAACTTGCCCAGGTGTGTCTCAAGTCGTGAAATCTGAAATCATCAATACCAGCCCGTCTCAGCGCCGCTTTCCAGGCTGTGTTTGCGTCATACCGCATCTTCCTTACTGTTGGCGCTTTCGTTCCGTCTGGTTTGGTACAGCTTTCCTTGTACACAAATACCCAACGGTGATGATTCCCGATTTGTTTTTTCAAAACGCGACATGCAGTATCATTCAGCGCAACGCCAATTGCGCGGTTTGATTTACTCTCTTCCGGGTTTATCCATGCCACCCGGCGCTGCATGTCTATTTGTTGCCATTCAAGGTTGATGATGTTCGAGCGTCTTAAGCCTGTTGCCAGTGCAAATTCAACAACAGACTTTAATGGCTCCGGACATTCATCAATCAGCCTTTGTGCTTCATGGGGCTCCAGCCAGCGGATCCGTTTATTCTTTGGTTGAGGCACTTTAATAATTGGTGCCTTATCCAGCATTTTCCATTCACGCTCTGCGGCTCTTAGTAGGGCCTTTATAAATGAAAGATGCGTAGCCTTCGTTGCAACGGACGCTGGTTTTGGCGTGTATTCTGGAACAGGTTTCCCTTTTTTTCTGCATGCTTCTGCCCTGAGTCTCCAGTTTTCCTCATGACGCCGGTTCGTCATTTTCTGCATTGCTGAATAAATTTTTGATTCAGTAATGTCTCTTAGTTGCATTCCTGCGAAATGTTGAAGCCAGAATCCGATCCGGCTTTTGTCATCGTCCAGTGATTTTTTATGTGCTTTCTCTTCAAGCCACCTGACACACGCTTCCTCGAACGTTATATCAGGTATTTCACCAAGTTTGCTGACCCGCCATGCTTCAGCCTTTAGCTTGTCATGGAGTTCTGTCGCCTGCCTTTTGTCCTTTGTTCCAAGAGACTGTTTAAATCTTTTACCGTTCGGCAATGTGAAACTGGCGTACCATATTTCACCTCTGCGGAAGAGTGACATTTTCTTTCCTCTGTTATGCCATCACCCGCGCTCACCTGGACAGTATGCAGCGGAGACTGAAGAGCCGCAATGCAGGCTTGTCGTGTTGTGAGGTAAGGAGATTTATTCTTAGTGGGATCTTTGCGTGTTGCCTGAAGACGCCCTGTGCGTATCCAGTTAATGGCAGTCGGTCTGGATATCTTGAGAAAATGACAGGCCTCATCGAGTGTGAGGCTGTATGGCTCCATTATTTCACCTCTTGCTGTGACATTGTTGAAAAATGGATACCAGCTCGTTGCTGCCAGACGATCCAACCGAGAGTCATATCCCATGCCATGTATTCGTTATCGCCGTTTTTTGCTCTCCGACGATCTACTAAGTCACCGAAACGCTTTTCCATGAATAATTCATAAGCTTCGCGTTCATCTGGTTCTACTTCCAGAGATAGGAGTGCGATTTCATAAGCACGGCGCTCAATATCGTCTCGCACGTCAAGGCTGCTGATACGCTCTTTAATTTCTTTAATCAGTTCTTTGTCGGTAAAAGTGGTCATTATGCTCCAGCCTCCGGTGCTTTTGGCATTACTGCCCAGTGAGTGATATTGACGTTTTCAAGGTCCCCGACCTGAAATGTCCACTGCCATTCTCCGGTTTCTTTTTGTCCCCAGGTGTACCAGAGAGAACGCCAGCCAATTAGCCAGCCTTCTCCGTTAGCATCGAATAACAAAACACTTTCATTTGCTGGTGGCAGTTCAGTTGACACTGGTATTACTTTGTTTTCCTGTGCTGCACATTTAGCTTCAAGCGCATCGAATTTACGCACCAGGTATTCAGCATCTGTTTCATTTACTTTCAGATCTCGCGGTACACATCTCCCACGAAGAAACCCTTCCATTTCGAAAACATTCATGCGCATTTGCGTAACTCCGATAACTCGTTAAAGCGTTCCATAAACATCCCGTAGGCATGGCCCGGTGCCAGTGGAATCACGTTGAACATCTCTGTTGCCGGGATACCTTCCAGTACAGGCCAGAAAGAGCCATCATCAAGCCCGAGATCGCGGCGTTCGGTTGCCAGCATGATGAGATCGGCATATTTCACGGGCGTACTCATAACTGGGGGTAACCCGTATTTCTCACGGATTACGGCGTCTATTTTTTCTTCCATTTGTTTATAGTCAGGAAGAAGGCGTTTCAGTGGTGCGGGAATGTCCTGGCAATACGCTTCTGTTGCATCATGCATTAACGCTTCAAAAGCAAATTCCTGCGGCACCAGCTGGCTGCAAAGAACCGCATGTTGGGCGACGCTGTAGAAGTGCGAAAGATGACCGGCAAAGCGACAGATATTTGAAAGGGAAACCGCGATATCGTTAATATCGATGTCGTCTTTATTTATCCTGTCATAATAAAAATGCTTCCCGGAAAAAGTTTTAATAAATGACATTTTGTTCTCCACGTATATGCGCTGCACCGCGCTGAATTCTGGTAAAAAGAATCCCTCACCATCCGGCGATTATTGAGTCAATTACATTTCCATAAATGCCCCCGTAGGGGCGGTTAGTTTCTCCACAAAACATAGAAGAACACCTGCGGTGGCAGCCGCCCGGATGGATTGGGTTATGAGCCCGTCGTCCGGTGATGCTCTTCTCTGTTTTGTAAAAAGGACGGTACCAGCCGGAAGCAAGGGTACAAGCTGGTACCGCCAAGACTACACACAGCATAAAGTTGTGGTGCCGGGTGCCTCCCGGTGCCTGGCGAAGGTTGCACACCAGGCGGGTGGGTATCCACAGAAGGTCGACTGTCAGCCTCAACCTTAACCCGCGTGCGCTGAGCCGCATTCACCACAACGCTAAGAATTCTCTCTGGTTGAAAATACTTAGCTGTTATGTGCCTGTCTTTTCACCACTTCAGGCTCGGTGGTATCCTTTTAAGCGCGTATACATAAAAGGAAAATCAAATGACTTTTGATGAAAAAGAACTTGATAATGCAATTAATAAAATCATCGTAACGTCGCTCTTTTCCTGTCTCAGCGACACTCAGCAGAAACAGTTCTACGAATCGGCTTTCAACATGATCGAGCGTTGTTGTTTCTGCGATGCCGACGAGTTACCTGAAAAAATCAGGAAACAGTTGGCTGATGCTCTTCGAGTGCGACTTTCTGACCAATTTTCTGAAATGTGCTCTCCGAATTTGGACAAATAGAAAAAGGCCATTTCCATTCAGGGTCTGATGGAAATACTTCAGCCTGTTCCAAAGCACGGCGTAAAGAGAACACAACTCCAGCCATAATCTGATGTTTCCCATTGGTCCAGCTATCGCCGCTCTGATCTACAGGGGCGGCTATGTCGTATGACCAAACGACTTCACAGTTATTGTTTAAAATCTGGACTTTCATTTCATACACCTGCTTTAACATGAGTGCCTGGTGGCACAACATGACTCAACGAATCATCCTGGACTTCATATGCCCCAGGCGGCTACTTCGTGGGCGTCCTGCCTGTTCGTTATCTTTGATATAAAATCTAACTTAACTTAGTTATTATGGCAAGAGAAAACACCAAACTTTTCTTAGTTCGGTGCCTTAGTTAGAGAAGAGAGGTCTTAGAGTTCGTATTGAACTCCTTTGACTACACCAATGATAAGGCAATTACCATTGATAGGGATGTTGGGATACCGAGGATTTAATGGCACTAAAAACTTTTGAGGGCCATCGATGACTAATTTTTTTACTGTAGCTTCGTTTGTTCCATCAAGTCGAGCGATGACTATTTTTCCATGACGAGGTTCTGCATCTGGATCTACAATCACTGTTGCGCCTTCTGGTATTGTTGGGAGGCCATTAGGGTTAGTCATGGAGTCACCTTTAACCTCTAATGCAAATGAGTTATCACCAATCTTTAATGATGTATCTACCCACTTGTCCACTTCACTAAACACTTCTGCTGCCCTGCACTCAGTAAACTGCCCAGCCTGAACCCACGATATTACAGGAACTCTGCGCATGTTTGTGACGAGTTTGCCTTCAAACTCAGCACCATAAAGAATGTAATCTATTGACGTATTGAAGAACTTCGCTAATTTCGAAAGTGCCTCCCCACCAGGGGTATTGATGTCTTTCTCCCAGTACCCCACAGCAACGTCGCTTACTCCACAAAATTTACCCAATTCTTTCTGGGACGTTCCGGTAACTCTTCTCAGAGCTTTTATACGCTGACCAACCGTTTCCATAGGAGCACCATTTCTTGAATTGCTAAGTAATCTTAGTTTTTATTGACCAAAGATAGATTTGTAATTAGCATCTAATAAAACTTAGTTTGGAGGGCGTATGACAACTGACGATATCGAAAGCTACTTCGGCAGTATTGAGAAAGTTGCTGCTTTTTTCGGCATAACAACTGAAGCCGTTTATCAGTGGCGAAACCGTCCGGGCCAGTTAATTCCAAAAGGACGTGCAGCAGAAGCTGCATATAGAACTTGCGGACGGTTGCCATTTAAACCTGAGCTTTATGAAAAATCTAATGGATAAATCGATTAACAGAAACCACAGAACGATGAGGCTAACCGTGGGTAAGCATCACTGGAAAGTAGAAAAACAGCCTGAGTGGTACGTGAAAGCTGTCAGAAAAACTATCGCAGCGTTGCCGGGTGGTTACGCTGAAGCAGCTGACTGGCTGGATGTAACAGAAAACGCATTATTTAACCGCCTTCGTGCCGATGGCGATCAGATTTTCCCGCTGGGATGGGCAATGATTTTGCAACGTGCTGGTGGAACTCACTTCATTGCTGACGCTGTGGCGCAGTCTGCAAATGGCGTCTTTGTGTCTCTTCCTGACGTCGAGGATGTGGACAACGCCGATATTAACCAGCGCCTGCTGGAAGTCATTGAACAGATTGGCAGTTATTCCAGACAGATTCGTTCGGCAATCGAAGACGGTGTGGTGGAACCGCATGAGAAGACAGCAATTAACGACGAGCTGTATCTCTCAATTTCGAAGCTGCAGGAGCATGCAGCACTGGTCTACAAAATCTTTTGCATTTCAGAAAGTAATGACGCCCGCGAGTGTGCAGCTCCGGGCGCCGTGGCGTGTCGTGACTGTGGAGAAACTAACGCATGAACAGTTTAACAACACACTACCGTCGCTCGCAACTGATTGCGCTTCCTGTACCGGGTGGAAAAGCGAAGGTGGAGTATTGCTATGCAGTTAATGTACCAGGTGACAGGGAAATTGTAACCCACAGCTTTGCTGAGTGGGCTGTGGGTGATTTCAACCGGCAGAAGGAGACAGTCCTTTGCGACAAGTTAACCGCTGGTTCAAAGATCACTACGGAGTGCCCGTCAGAGTCATTCGTTGGGAGCCGGAAACACAACGAGTTATCTACCTCCGCGAAGGCTATGAGCATGAGTGCTTCAGCCCGCTCGAACAGTTTCGTCGTAAATTCAGGGAAATAGAGGTCGGTCATGAGCACTAAATTAACCGGCTATGTATGGGATGGTTGCGCTGCATCAGGCATGAAATTATCCAGCGTGGCAATTATGGCACGCCTGGCTGATTTCAGTAATGACGAAGGTGTGTGCTGGCCATCAATTGAAACCATTGCCCGCCAGATTGGCGCGGGGATGAGTACCGTCAGAACGGCTATCGCACGGCTGGAAGCAGAAGGCTGGTTAACGCGTAAGGCGCGTCGCCAGGGTAACCGCAATGCGTCGAATGTTTATCAGCTTAACGTTGCGAAGCTTCAGGTTGCGGCTTTTTCTCAACTGTCAGATTCTGACCCGTCAAAATCTGACGCATCAAAATCTGACCCGTCAAAATTTGATGCGTCGAAATCTGGCAAAAAAGCGGGTTTTCACCCGTCAGAATCTGGCGGGGATCCGTCAGTAAAATCAAAACATGATCCGTCAGATAAAAAACCTTCTCGTCCGGACGCTTCGCAACCGGACACGCAGACGGCTGAACAGGATTTTTTAACTCGCCATCCTGATGCGGTTGTATTCAGCCCTAAAAAGCGCCAGTGGGGAACGCAGGATGATTTGACCTGCGCACAGTGGCTCTGGAAAAAAATCATTGCCCTGTACGAGCAGGCCGCCGAATGTGACGGCGAGGTGGTTCGTCCCAAAGAACCGAACTGGACAGCCTGGGCAAACGAAATTCGCCTGATGTGTGTGCAGGATGGTCGTACTCACAAACAAATCTGCGAGATGTACAGCCGCGTCAGCCGCGATCCGTTCTGGTGCCGTAACGTGCTCAGCCCGTCGAAGTTGCGGGAAAAATGGGATGAGCTTTCCCTGCGCTTATCGCCGTCCGTCAGCACGCACACAGAAAAACGTGAAGACCCGTACTTCAAAGCCAGTTACGACAACGTGGACTACAGCCAGATCCCGGCAGGATTCAGGGGGTGATCATGAGTCTTTTGAATGACGTTCAGAAATTCATTGAAGCCCATCCGGGCTGTACTTCCGGAGACATTGCGGATGCTTTTGCAGGTTACTCACGGCAGCGCGTTCTGCAGTCTGTAAGCAAGTTACGTCAGAGTGGGCGTGTGGCTCACCGTTGTGAAGGAGATACACGCAGACATTTCCCGCGCCTGACTGAGAGAGCGCAGGAGCCGGAACCACAACCAGTTCGTGAAACCAGACCTGTGCGCAATTTCTATGTCGGCACTAACGAGCCCCGGGTGATTTTGTGCCTGACCCGCCAGGCTGAAGAACTGGAGTCAAGGGGCTTATACCGTCGTGCTGCAACCGTGTGGATGGCGGCATTCCGTGAAAGCCACTCCCAGCCAGAACGAAACAATTTTCTGGCGCGTCGTGAGCAGTGCTTACAGAAAAGCAGCAAGCGCGCTGCATCGGGTGAAGAGTGGTATCTGTCAGGGAATTACGTGGGGGCGTAATGACGACGTTAACTCAATGCCAGCAGCAGGTGCTGGATATGCTGATTTCTTATCAGAAAGAGCGTGGCTTTCCGCCAACCAATCAGGAGGTGGCAACCATGCTGGGATACCGTTCAGTGAATGCAGCTGTGGAGCACCTCCGCGCACTGGAGAAAAAAGGCGTCATCACGATAAAGCGTGGCGTGGCCCGGGGTATCACTCTTCATACCGCGGTGAAGGACGACGACAGCGAGGCGGTCGGGATTATCCGCTCACTGCTTGCCGGTGAGGAAAACGCCAGGCTGCGTGCAGCCCACTGGTTACATGAGAGGGGCCTGAAAGTATGAAATTGATCCTGCCTTTTCCGCCCAGCGTGAACACGTACTGGCGACACCCCAATAAAGGGGCGCTTGCAGGTAAGAGCCTGATAAGCGCGGCGGGGCGAAAATTCCAGAGCGCAGCGTGTGCAGCCATCATTGAGCAGTTACGTCGTTTGCCGAAACCAACGTCGGCACCAGCTTCAGTGGAGATCGTGTTGTTTCCTCCGGATAACCGGATCCGCGATCTGGACAACTATAACAAGGCGCTGTTTGACGCCCTGACCCACGCGGGTGTGTGGGAAGACGACAGCCAGGTGAAAAGAATGCTGGTGGAGTGGGGACCGGTTATCCAGAAAGGGAAGGTCGAGATCACTATCAGTAAGTATGAGAAACCGGCGGGTGCAGCCGCCTGATTAAGAGGAGAAACGAAGTATGAATAATCTGATGGTCATTGATGGTATTGAAGTTCGTCGTGATGCTTATGGGCGTTACAGCCTGAACGATCTGCACAGGGCAGCCGGGGGAGAACAAAAAAACCGCCCGAAATACTGGCTCTCCAATAAGCAAACCTGTGAATTGATTGAACAACTTTTCACCGAGGGTGGAATTCCGCCTCTGGAACAAAATCAACCAGTTAGCGTCATTAATGGCGGAAATAACCAGGGGACGTATGTCTGCAAAGAACTGGTGTATGCCTATGCAATGTGGATCAGCCCGTCATTCCATCTGAAGGTGATCCGTACTTTCGATATGGTAACCAGCGTACCGGAAAAATTATCCGGGCAGGCTGCTGACAAGATGCAGGCTGGCGTGATTCTGCTGGACTTTATGCGCCGGGAGTTAAACCTGTCTAACTCATCTGTGCTTGGGGCCTGTCAGAAACTCCAGGAGGCTGTTGGCTTACCGAATCTGGCACCACGCTATGCCATTGATGCTCCTGCTGACGCGCCTGATGGCTCAAGTCGCCCTACGCTGTCGCTGAGTGCACTGCTGAAACAGTATGGTATCCGCCTGACAGCTAATCAGGTATATCACCAGATGGCGAAGCTGGGGATCGTCGAGCAGCGCGAACGATACAGCCGTACCGCGATTAACAACATCAAAAAATTCTGGTCGCTGACAGCGAAAGGCTGCATGTTCGGCAAGAACATCACCAGTCCCGCAAATCCGCGCGAGACGCAGCCGCATTTCTTCGAATCCCGATTCCCTGAGCTGTTAAAGCTGCTCGATACCGTACATTGAGGTGACCGTGAGAGCACTACTGACCCCTGAAATTGCCCCGCGTATGGGGATCGTATTGTTCAGACCAGGTTCAGAGCTGATGCCCCTGTTTATGCAGGGGCGTATCCTGCTGGAGCCTGAGCCGGAACGTTATTCATCTTTCGCCAGTGGTGCCGTTCCGGCGGCATCACAACCGCTGGCGGATGATCCTGCCGTTCGGGCCGTGTTCCGCAATGAGGCAGTGATCCGTCGTGCTGGTGGCGTGGAATGTCTTGAAAGCTGGTTACTTCGTGAAAAAGGCTGCCAGTGGCCTCATTCCGACTGGCACAGCGAGAACATGACCACAATGCGACACGCTCCGGGTGCAATCCGTCTGTGCTGGCACTGCGATAACCAGCTGCGCGATCAGTTCACGGAACGGCTGGAATCAATGGCAACGGATAACTGTGCCCGCTGGGTGTTGTCTGTTGTGCGTCGGGATCTCGGTTTTGATGACAGTCACGTTGTGACAATGCCGGAACTGTGCTGGTGGCTGATTTGTAATGACCTGGCGGATGCCTTACCGGAAAGTGCAGCCCGTAAGGCACTTAGATTACCGAAGCCTGTTGTGCCGTCTGTTACCCGGGAAAGTGACCTTGTGCCTTCGGTTCCTGCCACCAGCATCATCCAGGATAAAGCGAAAAAAGTGCTGGCGCTGGAAGTGGATCCGGAGTCGCCGGAGTCTTTTATGTTACGCCCAAAACGTCGCCGCTGGGTTAATGAAAAGTACACGCGCTGGGTTAAGACGCAGCTGTGTGCATGTTGTGGAAAGCCTGCTGATGATCCCCACCACCTGATAGGCCACGGTCAGGGGGGAATGGGTACAAAAGCGCATGACCTCTTTGTGTTGCCTTTGTGCAGAAAGCATCACGACGAGCTGCATGCGGATACCGTGGCATTTGAAGAGAAGTATGGCTCCCAGCTGGAGCTGATATTTCGTTTTATCGATCGTGCACTGGCAATTGGTGTGCTGGCCTGATTTTGTGGAGAAAGTTGATGCGTGATATGTATGAAGTTTTGGACCGCTGGGGAGCATGGGCTGCAGCAGATAACAGTGGTGTGGACTGGCAGCCTGTTGCTGCAGGGTTTAAAGGTTTACTACCTCATGGAAAGAAAACACGCCAACAATGCGATGATGATGAAGGAATCATGATTGACAGCTGTGTTGCGCGATTGCGTAAATATAAGCCCGAAGAGTATGAGTTGGTTATTGCTCATTTTATTATCGGCATCTCATTAAGAACTATCGCAAAGAAGCAGAAGTGTTCTGATGGGACCATCCGAAAAGAATTACAGACTGCAATGGGATTCATCGATGGCTGTTTAAGTATTTTGTTAACATGAAAAAAATGGCCGCTATGCGGCCTATTTTTTATTAAGTTGTCTTTTCTCTTTAAATAATTCTTTTATTTTTAGTGGGATGAATGTTGATTGTATAAAAGAAAAACAAGTTAAAAAAGAGATAATGTAACCAATTGACTTCTTAAACAGAATGAAGTATTGAGATGTGTTTTCTTTATCCTTGGATATTAAATAAAAAACAAAAATTAAAGCTAATGTTAAAATATATAACAAGAATAAAGCATAATATTTGTTAAAACGCATGAGGAAACGTATTTCTTGATTTGCAGCGTCTAATTTGCTTAAGTTGTTCATCAGAGTAGAGTTTTCACCAGACATTGTGATAACCAACAAAAGAAAACCAGATAGGATAGAAAATACATTGGCGACCAAATTTAATGCGTCAGTATTGTTCGTTAAAGTATGTGTGAGGAAAATTGAAAATAACACTGAGGCTAAAATGTTTAACAAAGTTAATAATATACCTGAGTAATTGAGTGATTTTAACATGTTAGCCTCCTTTTTTTAGTATATTATAGCTCTTTTTGAGCAAAGTCCTCTAGAATTTCTTTCGCATATTTTGAATTAATAGATTTTGAACCATAAGGGACTGTATAATAAACTTTTGTTAACTTAATGTCGTCACTAGTTATTTTCTCTCCTTTTTTTGTTTCTATATAAAAATCAGAATCCAAATCATTTATCCAACCACTAGGGTTGGTTTCAATAGATTGTGCTAGTTCAGCATTTCCTTTTGCATCAAGAGTTAAATGTCCTGAAATACCTCTAGCTTTAAGTTTGGGTTCTTTCTGAAAAATAGAGTCTATAAAGCTGGGCGTTTTCACAAAATTAGAAGCATCAACGCTAATATTAAGATGCAAAGCCCTAAGTTTATCATCTTTAATTCGTTGAATGACATTTTTTTGCAAAATTGCTGATGGTGTTATTTTTATACCAAATTGCTCGAATATTTTAGCGATTTTAATCTCACACCAATTTGTTGATATTTGCATTAGAGATGCAATTTTATTTTCTTTTACATATAAAAAAGCGTGCAAATTGTCAAGGTTTTCAACATCAAGAAGATCGCTTGCGGTTTTTATTTTTGGTGTGATCGATACTTGTTCTTTTGGATTATATAATGCAAAGTGTAAGTAATGGCTTTTATTATTTGTAGAAAACTCTTTCAGTATTAAATGTTGTTCATTGTTTATTTTAAAAACAGTGTCAACAATAAATTTACCAGAATTTGAAATTTGGTCGAAGAGTATATCTGTTGTTGCTGTATTAACATTGAATGCTCTGACAAGGCAGCGTTTGGTATGACCATCCTGTTTTGTGTAAGAAAAATTCATTTTGAACCTTCACCTAGCTTTCTGATGATTGGATTCTAATCAAATGCTAACGCGTACGCAAAAAGTATTGTATCGTGTTAAGAGTGGTTACTTCGCCACACAGCTTAAACCCGCGTCGAGCGGGTTTTGTCGTTTCTGGGGCTGGGGATTCGTTGGTTCTGGCCTATTCCGCAGTTATCCATTGGTTCGGCTTCTTTGACGTTTCCGCTTCTGATTTGCGGTACATGATGTTCCCTCAATTTGCACCTGCTGTATCAGCGAGGTGAGAGATAACTACAAATGCCTCATAACCCAAATACCTGGTTGGAGTTGGTCCAGAGCTGGTGGCGTGGAGACACACCGCTGGGCGCAGTGATTATGTCGATTGTTATGGCTGGCTTGCGCATTGCATATTTTGGCGGTGGTGGGGGCTGGAAACGAAAAACGCTCGAGATTTTGCTCTGTGGTGCTCTGACGCTGACTTTTGCATCCGCTCTTGAGTATGTCGGATGGCCTAAATCTCTTTCTGTTGCCATTGGTGGTGGCGTTGGGTTGATCGGTGTCGATGCTATTCGTGGGGCTGCAATGAGAGTAATCGGTAATAAGTTTGGTGGTTCTAAGGAGTAATTTATGCAGGTGCTAAATCCCCAGCGTAAAGCTTTCCTTGATATGGTGGCTTGGTCAGAAGGAACGGATAACGGGCGACAACCGACACGTAATCACGGTTATGATGTTATTGTTGGCGGCGAACTGTTTACTGATTACTCTGATCACCCTCGCAAACTTGTCACGTTAAACCCCAAACTCAAATCAACAGCCGCCGGACGTTATCAGCTTCTTTCACGCTGGTGGGATGCTTACCGTAAACAGCTTGGTTTGAAAGACTTCTCCCCCAAAAGCCAGGACGCAGTGGCATTGCAGCAGATTAAAGAGCGTGGCGCTTTACCGATGATTGATCGCGGTGATATCCGTCAGGCTATCGATCGTTGCAGCAATATCTGGGCGTCGTTACCTGGTGCAGGTTACGGTCAGTATGAACATAAAATCGGTGACCTGATTTCCCGGTTTAAAGAGGCTGGTGGGGTGGTAAATGAAGTTGAGCTATAAGCTGGTTATCGCTGCATTCTTCTTTACTGTCATCGGTTCTTTCATCTGGTCTGCCAACCACTACTACAGCAAATATCAGCACGAAAAGAAACGTGCTGATGAGGCTGTACAAAATGTTGAATCTGCAACAGCCATTACCCGTAACGTCCTGCAATCACTGCAAATCGTCAATACAGTTATAGAGGTTAACCAGCATGCAAAACAGCAGATCGCACTGGAGTCACAGAGAACCCAGGAAGATATCAAAGTGGCTGTTGCGGATGATGATTGTGCTTCACGTCCTGTGCCTGCTGCCGCTGCTGACCGGTTGCGGAAATTCGCGAACGGTTTACGTGAGCGCTCCGGTGGCACCACTGCCAGCCAGCCTGACTTCTGATACTCCTGTACCGTTTATACCCAATCCGCTGACGTATGGTACCAGTCTGGAGTTGAATGTTGCTCTATTGTCAGCCTTGGGACAATGTAATTTTGATAAAACTGGAATCAGAAAGATTGAATCACGGCGCGCTATTTTGCATTCGAAAGACAAATAGCTCGAGTTATATTTTTCATTATCAGTGCGAATGCGCCTAATAAAGCTGTGTATTATGATAATTTTATAAAACTTATGGGCTTAAATTCAGACGCCAGCGTTTTTATAGTGTAATGTAGCAGCTTACATAAAATATGCATCGTGATTAACTATTAGTCCAACCTTTTGGACCAATATGAAAGTGGAAGTTTGTACAAATCGTTTGTAGATGATTAAACATGTGTCTAGTAGAGCTAGTCATGAACAGGTTTATTACGTATCATTTTGTTTAGATTATCGAGAGTACAACTAGTAGAGCAGCTAATCTTTAGATAGTGCCAGTGATGTTCACTTACGATAAACTAACCTTTTCATTCAGTGGAGGTTATGATGTGGCATACATTACTTAACTGGCCTTGGGGAACTGTGTGGTCAGCTGTATCGGCTTTAGGTTCAATTGTAACTGTTACATTAGGTTTTTGGGCAATGAATGTTTGGCGGCGACAGGAGGCTCTGAAGGCCAAAATGGCTCTGAAAATGGCAGTGGCTGATTATTCAAATGCATTATCACAGCTACCTTTATCTCTTAGTCGTAATGTTCGTATTGAAAAAAGGGCCGAGCTACGAGAGTTAAGCCATAAATTAAATGCTATTAATAATGCTTTTTTGATATGCGAACATATGTTGGAAAAATACCCACGTGTAAACAGCGGTTGTCGTTCTTTATCTGTTGCCCACAAAGAATATATTAGAATGAGAGATAATAGTATTCAGGCGAAATATATTTGTCATAATATTCTTTCAGAACAGTTTGTATTCAAATGAAAATGAACGATTAGTATTTACTTGCCGTTTATTCATTGGATTGAAAAGTCTATTTAGCAAACCGTGTTAAAGCGGTTTCTGATTGCAGTTATGGTTAGATATTTAACGAAAACTACAGGGATAATAGATGCCTCCACGAACCCCAAAAGCCTGCCGCGTTCGCGGCTGCCGCCATACCACGACTGACCCATCAGGCTACTGCGAAAGCCACAAAAGCGAAGGCTGGAAGCAATACAAGTCTGGCCAGTCCCGTCATCAGCGCGGTTATGGTTCGAAGTGGGACGTTATCCGCGCGCGTGTGCTGAAGCGTGACAAAGGCCTGTGCCAGTTGTGCCTGCGTGCCGGTGTGGTGCGCGAGGCGAAAACCGTTGACCACATCATCCCTAAAGCGCATGGCGGCACCGATGCAGACAGTAACCTACAGAGTCTGTGCTGGCCGTGTCATAAGGCGAAGACGGCCCGTGAACGGATTAAGTAAGAACCAGTTCCCACTGCCAGAGGGGAGGGGCGGGTCAAATCCCTGTGACCTGACGTCTTCCGGACTGCCCGCCCCATCGTTTTTTTATACCCGCGAAAAATGAAATTTAACCAGGAGTGCCGCATATGGCTGGAACGGCGGGGCGTTCCGGGCGTCGCCCCAAGCCAACGGCGCGCAAGGCGCTGGCCGGAAACCCCGGCAAGCGAGCCCTGAACAAAGATGAACCTGTTTTTACGCCCATCAAAGGTGTTGAGCCACCAGAGTGGTTCGCTGAAGAAGATCTCCCTCTCGCCACGATCATGTGGCAACTGACAACCAAAGAACTCTGCGGTCAGGGCCTGCTGTGCGTGACTGACCTGGCGGTACTTGAGCGGTGGTGCGTGGCCTATGAGTTCTGGCGACGTGCCGTGAAAAATATTGCCATACAGGGCAACACTATCACCGGTGCAATGGGCGGCAGGGTCAAAAATCCGGAGCTGACCGCCAAAAAAGAACAGGAGTCCGAGATGAGCAGCACGGGGGCAATGCTCGGACTCGACCCCAGCAGCCGCCAGCGTCTGATTGGCCTGGCGGGGCAGAAGAAAGCCACTAACCCGTTTCTGAAAATTATCGAATCATGAGCCGGAAATCTTACCCCAACGTAAATGCTGCCAATCAGTATGCCCGGGATGTCGTGCGCGGAAAGATTGTTGCCTGCCAGTTTGTGATTCAGGCCTGCCAGCGCCATCTTGATGACCTGATGGCGGAAAAAAGTAAGTCGTTTCGTTACCGCTTCGACAAGGACCTGGCTGAACGGGCCGCGAAATTTATTCAGCTGTTGCCGCACACCAAGGGGGAGTGGGCATTCAAACGGATGCCCATCACGCTGGAGTCGTGGCAGCTATTTGTGATCTGCTGTGCGTTTGGCTGGGTCAATAAAGGCACCCGGTTGCGCCGCTTCCGGGAGGTGTACACCGAAATCCCCCGTAAGAACGGCAAATCAGCAATCTCTGCCGGTGTTGCCCTGTATTGTTTTGCCTGTGATAACGAGTTTGGCGCGGAAGTGTATTCCGGTGCCACGACAGAGAAACAGGCGTGGGAAGTCTTTCGCCCGGCGCGACTGATGTGTAAACGCACACCCATGCTGACAGAAGCGTTCGGGATTGAGGTTAACGCCTCAAACATGAACCGTCCGGAGGATGGCGCGCGGTTTGAACCGCTGATCGGCAACCCAGGTGATGGTTCATCACCCCACTGTGCCGTGGTTGATGAATATCACGAGCATGCCACCGATGCGCTTTATACCACAATGCTTACCGGGATGGGGGCGCGACGTCAGCCACTGATGTGGGCCATCACCACCGCCGGGTACAACATTGAGGGGCCGTGCTACGACAAACGGCGGGAAGTCATCGAGATGCTCAACGGCTCGGTGCCTAACGATGAACTGTTCGGGATCATCTATACCGTTGATGAAGGTGACGACTGGACCGACCCGCAGGTGCTGGAAAAAGCCAATCCAAATATTGGCGTGTCGGTTTATCGCGAATTTTTGTTAAGTCAGCAGCAGCGTGCGAAAAATAACGCCCGTCTGGCAAACGTCTTTAAAACAAAACACCTCAATATCTGGGTGTCGGCGCGTTCGGCGTATTTCAACCTGGTGAGCTGGCAGAGCTGCGAGGATAAATCACTGACTCTTGAGCAGTTCGAGGGGCAGCCGTGCATTCTGGCCTTTGACCTGGCGCGTAAGCTGGATATGAACAGCATGGCGCGACTTTATACCCGCGAGATTGACGGTAAAACGCATTACTACAGTGTGGCTCCGCGCTTCTGGGTACCGTATGACACGGTGTACAGCGTCGAGAAAAATGAAGATCGACGGACAGCCGAACGCTTTCAGAAATGGGTGGAAATGGGCGTTCTGACCGTTACCGATGGTGCGGAGGTGGATTATCGCTACATCCTCGAGGAGGCCAAAGCGGCGAACAAAATCAGCCCGGTCAGTGAGTCACCCATCGACCCCTTCGGGGCGACCGGGCTGTCGCATGACCTTGCTGATGAAGACCTGAACCCCATCACCATCATTCAGAACTACACCAACATGTCCGATCCGATGAAAGAACTGGAAGCGGCGATTGAATCGGGGCGCTTTCATCATGACGGCAATCCCATCATGACCTGGTGTATCGGCAACGTGGTCGGCAAAACCATTCCGGGTAACGATGATGTGGTGAAGCCCGTCAAAGAGCAGGCGGAAAACAAAATCGATGGTGCAGTTGCGCTGATTATGGCGGTTGGCAGAGCCATGCTGTACGAGAAAGAAGACACGTTGTCTGACCACATTGAGTCCTATGGGATCCGCTCGCTTTAACTGAGGTAATTATGATCATGCTGATTCTCGCGCCTCTGGTGGGCGTGCTGGGGGCGCTTTTGCTGGCGTATGGTGCCTGGCTGATTTATCCCCCGGCGGGGTTTGTTGTTGCCGGGGCGTTGTGTCTGTTCTGGTCGTGGCTGGTGGCGCGATATCTCGACCGTACACAGTCGTCTGTCGGCGGAGGTAAATAGTGTTCTTTTCGGGATTATTTCAACGAAAAAGTAACGCACCGGTGACCACGCCAGCAGAGCTGGCGGATGCTATCGGGTTGTCCTACGACACCTATACCGGAAAGCAGATCAGCAGCCAGCGGGCCATGCGACTGACGGCGGTTTTTTCCTGTGTCAGGGTGCTGGCGGAGTCGGTCGGGATGTTGCCCTGCAACCTGTATCACCTGAACGGCAGTCTGAAGCAGAGAGCCGCTGGCGAACGTCTGCATAAGCTGATCTCCACGCATCCCAATGGCTATATGACGCCGCAGGAGTTCTGGGAGCTGGTGGTCACCTGTCTGTGCCTGCGGGGAAACTTTTACGCCTACAAAGTGAAAGCATTTGGCGAAGTGGCTGAACTGCTGCCCGTCGATCCCGGCTGTGTGGTACCGAAGCTTAACAGTAGCTGGGAGCCGGTCTATCAGGTCACATTCCCGGATGGCTCCACGGATGTACTGAGCCAGGAGGATATCTGGCATGTGCGCACGCTGACGCTGGACGGACTGGTGGGGCTGAATCCCATCACCTATGCCCGCGAGGCAATATCGCTGGCGGCAGCGACCGAAGAGCACGGGGCCAGACTGTTCAGCAATGGCGCGGTGACGTCGGGTGTGTTGCGTACAGAGCAGACGCTGTCAGATCAGGCTTATGAGCGCCTGAAGAAAGATTTTGAGGAGCGTCACACCGGGCTTGGCAATGCTCACCGCCCGATGATCCTTGAGATGGGGCTGGACTGGAAGTCGATGGCGCTGAACGCCGAGGACAGCCAGTTCCTGGAAACCCGCAAGTTTCAGCTTGAAGAAATCTGTCGTCTGTTCCGGGTGCCGTTGCACATGGTGCAGAACACCGATCGCGCCACCTTCAACAATATCGAAGAGCTGGGGCTGGGATTTATCAACTATTCACTGGTGCCGTATCTGACCCGCATCGAACAGCGGATCAACACCGGACTGGTACGAAAAAGTAAGCAGGGCGTTTATTACGCCAAATTTAACGCCGGGGCGTTACTGCGCGGGGATATGAAGTCCCGTTTTGAAGCCTACGCCACCGGGATCAACTGGGGAATTTACTCTCCCAATGACTGCCGCGACCTGGAAGATATGAATCCACGACCCGGTGGTGATGTCTATCTCACACCGATGAACATGACCACGAAACCCTCCGATGGCAGTAAAGCCGGTAAGCAGAAGGATAACGCCAATGCAGACGAAACAACGTCTTGATGTACCGCTGAGTCTGAAATCTGTCAGTGACTCCGGTGAGTTTGAAGGGTATGGCTCCGTCTTTGGTGTAAAGGACAGCCACGATGATGTGGTGATGTCCGGGGCATTTGCTGCTTCCCTGCGGGCGTGGAGTGACAGAAAAGCGTTACCTGCGCTGCTCTGGCAGCACCGCATGGATGAACCCATCGGTGTTTACACTGAAATGAAGGAAGACGATGTCGGGCTTTACGTCAGGGGACGGTTGCTTATTGATGATGATCCCCTCGCAAAACGCGCACATGCACACATGAAGGCCGGTTCGTTAACCGGCCTTTCTATTGGGTACGTCCTGAAAGACTGGGAATACGACCGGAGCAAAGAAGCCTTTCTGCTGAAAGAAATCGACCTCTGGGAAGTCAGCCTGGTGACGTTCCCGTCTAACGACGAGGCGCGGATCAGCGACGTCAAGAACGCACTGGCCCGCGGGGAAATCCCCGAACAGAAAAAAATCGAAAGAGTCCTGCGTGATGTCGGACTCTCCCGTACCCAGGCCAAAGCATTCATGGCTGGGGGCTATGGCGCACTGTCCCTGCGCGACGCTGAGGATGTGGGCTCTGCACTGAATGCACTGAAAAATCTGAACTTCTAATCAGGAGAAATACGATGGCGGTTGATATTAAAGATGTCGAACAGGTCGCGCAGGAGCTGCAGCAGAAGTTTGACGACTTCAAAGCAAAGAACGACAAGCGCGTGGATGCGATTGAGCAGGAAAAAGGCAAGCTTGCCGGGCAGGTGGAAACCCTGAACGGGAAACTCAGCGAGCTGGAAAACCTCAAAAGCGATCTTGAAAAAGAGCTGCTTGAGCTGAAACGTCCGGCAGGTGGTGCGCAAAATAAACTGGCCACCGAGCATAAAGAAGCGTTTGTGGGCTTCCTGCGTAAAGGCCGTGAAGATGGTCTGCGCGATCTGGAGCGCAAGGCATTACAGGTGGGCACCGATGAAGACGGCGGCTATGCCGTGCCGGAAGCACTGGATCGCAACATTCTCACCCTGCTGAAAGATGAAGTGGTGATGCGCCAGGAAGCCACGGTGATCACCGTTGGTGGTTCCGACTACAAAAAACTGGTGAATCTGGGCGGCACGGCTTCCGGATGGGTTGGCGAGACTGACGCGCGCTCCCAGACTGCCACCTCAAAACTGGGCCTGATTGAACCTTTCATGGGGGAAATCTACGGTAACCCGCAGGCCACCCAGAAAATGCTGGATGATGCCTTTTTCAACGTGGAAGCATGGATCAACAGCGAGCTGGCAACCGAATTTGCCGAACAGGAAGAAATTGCCTTTACCACCGGCGATGGTACCAAGAAGCCGAAAGGGTTCCTGGCGTATGAATCCACGGATGAAACCGATAAGGTCCGGGCGTTCGGCAAACTTCAGCATATTGTATCCGGCGACGCGACGGCGGTGACCGCAGACGCCATTATCAAACTGATTTACACGCTGCGTAAGGCACACCGCACAGGCGCGAAGTTCATGATGAACAACAACAGCCTGTTTGCCATCCGTCTGCTGAAAGACAGCGAGGGTAACTATCTGTGGCGTCCGGGGCTGGAGCTGGGGCAGCCGTCCTCTCTGGCGGGTTACGGTATCGCTGAAAACGAACAGATGCCGGATATCGCCGCTGATGCGAAAGCCATTGCATTTGGTAACTTCAAACGGGGTTACACCATCGTTGACCGTATCGGCACCCGCATTCTGCGCGACCCGTACACCAATAAACCGTTTGTCGGTTTTTATACCACCAAACGCACCGGCGGCATGCTGGTCGATTCGCAGGCCATCAAACTGCTGAAGATTGCAGTGGCGTAATCACTCAGGGGCGCGGAACCGCGCCCCTGTTCTGACGGGTGAAGAATCATGATCCTGAAACAAGATCTGAAATGGTCACTGGACGGTATGCGTGTTGAGGTCATTCGGGCCGGTGAGTATGACGACGGGGCGCTTCCTGCCCGGGTGCAGGAGATTGCACTTCAGGCCGGGTTAGCAGAGCGCGGAACCAGTGCAAAAAGCAGTAAAGCGACAAAAGAGAAAAAAGCCACGACCAGTAAAGAGGGCTGAGTATGCTTCTGACAATGGAAGAGATTAAAGCCCAACTCCGGCTGGATGAGGATTTCGATGCTGATGACCGCCATCTGCAACTGCTGGCCTGTGCGGCACAAAAGCGGACGGAAACGTATCTGAACCGGAAGCTCTATGCACCGGATGAAACCATTCCGGACAGCGATCCGGACGGGCTGCACCTGCCGGATGATATTCGTCTGGGGATGCTGATGCTTATCAGCCATTTTTACGAAAACCGCTCGTCGGTTACGGAAGTGGAGAAACTCGACATGCCGCAGAGTTTTGGCTGGCTTGTCGGCCCGTACAGGTACTTTCCGCAATGAAAATTCGTCAGGCGCAGACCAGCGCAACCTACATTCTGCCGGACCCCGGTGAACTGAATAAACGCGTCCTGATCCGCCAGCGGGTGGATATGCCCGCGGATAACTTTGGCGTGGAGCCTCAATACCCGGTTACGTTCCGGACATGGGCGAAGGTTATCCAGACCAGTGCCACCACCTGGCAGGAAACCGCGCAGACCGGGGACGCCATCACCCATTACATCACCATTCGTTACCGCCGGGGGATCACTGCTGATTATGAGGTGGTCTGTGATGACAGTGTGTACCTGGTGAAACGTCAGCGTGATCTGAACGGGGCGCGGCGCTTTCTGCTGCTGGAGTGTACGGAGCTGGGCGAATGTAGGCAGAGTCACGGAGGCAGCAATGGCGACTCCCTTTTTTCACGTTGATGTTCAGCAGCCCGCCGAGATGCGCTTTAACCGCGCCCGTGTCCGGCGGGCGTTTGTCACGATTGGGCAGCGTCATATGCGTGATGCCCGTCGGCTGGTGATGCGCCGTGCGCGGTCGGCACCGGGTGAAAACCCCGGTTATCAGTCCGGACGCCTGGCTCGTTCGATTGGTTATATGGTGCCGAGAGCCAGTAAAAAGCGAGCCGGTTTTATGACACGCATTGCCCCTAACCAGCGCAATGGGAAGGGGAACCGGATGATCTCTGGTGACTTCTATCCGGCGTTTCTGTTTTTTGGTGTCCGGGGAGGAGCAAAACGTCGTCGTAGTCATCATCGTGGTGCATCCGGTGGCAGCGGCTGGCGACTGGCTCCACGTAATAACTTCATGGTGGAAACTCTTGAAAAGAACCGCAGCTGGACACGCTATTTTCTGGCGCGGGAATTGCGTAAATCACTGAAGCCGGAGCGACGACACAGATGAAACTGACGCCTGTTATTGCTGCACTGCGTGCCCGCTGTCCGTATTTTGAAAACCGGGTTGCAGGCGCGGCACAGTTCAAAAATCTGCCGGAGGTCGGAAAGCTGAGACTCCCGGCGGCGTATGTGGTACCGGGTGATGACTCTCCGGGAGAAAACAAAAGCCAGACCGACTACTGGCAGGAGCTGAAAGAGGGCTTCTCCGTGGTTGTCATACTGAGTAACGGGCGTGATGAGCGCGGTCAGTTTGCCTCGTATGATGTGGTGGACGATGTCCGGCAGATGCTCTTTAAGGCCCTGCTGGGCTGGAACCCGGAAGCGTGCGGTAACCCGATTACCTATGACGGCGGCACGCTGCTGGATCTGAATCGTCATGAGCTGATTTATCAGTTCGATTTTTCGGTCATCAGCGAGCTGACTGAAGACGATACCCGCCAGCAGGATGATCTGAATAGTCTGGATGAACTGCAAACGCTGGCGATTGATGTTGATTATCTCGAGCCCGGTAACGGGCCTGACGGCGATATCGAACATCACACCGAAATAACCCTTCCTTCCTGAGGATCCTCATGTTTATCAAACCTGTTAAAGGGCGGTCAGTTCCTGACCCTGCCCGCGGCGACCTTTTGCCCGCCGAAGGGCGAAATGTTGACGAGAACAACTACTGGCTGCGCCGTGAAGCAGCGGGTGATATCCGGCGCGTGAATAAAAAGGTGAACACCGATGACGATAAGCTTTAACACCATTCCGTCGAATACGCTGGTTCCGCTGTTTTATGCGGAAATGGATAACCAGGCTGCGAATACTGCACAGGACAGCGGAGCATCGCTGCTGATTGGTCATGCCAATAACGGTGCAGAGATTGTTGCCAACAGTCTGGTGCTGATGCCGTCGGCAGACTATGCACGCCAGATTTGTGGTGCGGGAAGTCAGCTGGCGCGTATGGTCGAGGCTTATCGCCAGACCGACCCGTTTGGTGAGCTGTATGTGATTGCCGTTCCGGAAGCCACAGGCGCGGCGGCAACGGTTACGCTGACGGTGACCGGGGAAGCAACCGAAAGCGGCACGGTGAATGTCTATGTGGGACGTACCCGCGTGCAGGCTCCGGTGACCAACGGCGATAACGTCACGACGATTGCCAGCAGTATCAAAGATGCCATCAATGCCGTTCCGGCCCTGCCGTTTACGGCTTCATCTTCGGCAGGCGTGGTCACACTGACCGCGCGTCATAAGGGGCTTTGCGGGAATGAAATTCCTGTCAGCCTCAATTACTACGGCTTTGGTGGGGGCGAAGTGCTGCCAGCGGGCGTACAGATTGCCGTGGCGACGGGTACCGCCGGAACGGGTGCTCCGGTTCTCACCGGCGCGGTGGCTGCAATGGCGGATGAGCCGTTTGATTATATCGGCCTGCCGTTCAACGACACGGCCTCCGTTAACACGCTGGTGACCGAGATGAACGATACCAGCGGTCGCTGGAGCTATGCGCGTCAGCTGTATGGTCATGTGTATACGGCAAAGATCGGCACGCTGTCAGAACTGGTGACCGCAGGTGACCAGTTTAACCAGCAGCACATTACCCTGGCGGGGTACGAAAAAGACACCCAGACGCCTGCCGATGAGCTGGCGGCAAGCCGTACCGCCCGCGCAGCGGTGTTTATTCGCAACGATCCGGCACGTCCCACGCAGACCGGTGAGCTGGTGGGGATGCTGCCTGCGCCGAAGGGGAAACGGTTCACGATGACCGAACAACAGACCCTGCTGTCTCATGGCGTGGCAACGGCGTATGTCGAAAGCGGGGTACTGCGCATTCAGCGTGATGTCACCACGTACAGGAAAAACGCTTACGGGGTTGCGGATAACAGCTACCTCGACAGCGAGACGCTGCATACCAGCGCGTATGTACTGCGCAAACTGAAATCCGTCATTACCAGTAAGTACGGGCGTCACAAGCTTGCCAGTGACGGTACCCGCTTTGGTCCCGGTCAGGCGATTGTCACCCCGGCGGTGATCAAAGGGGAACTGCTGGCAACCTACCGTCAGCTTGAGCGAGCGGGGATCGTGGAAAATTACGAACTGTTTAAGCAGTACCTGGTTTTGGAGCGTGATGCCAGCGATCCGAACCGCCTGAACACGCTGTTCCCGCCTGACTATGTTAACCAGTTGCGTGTCTTTGCCGTGGTTAACCAGTTCCGTCTTCAGTATTCAGAGGAGTCCGCATAATGGCCCGTATCGGGGGAACCTGTTATTTCAAAATTGACGGTCAGCAGCTATCGCTGACCGGCGGCATTGAGGTGCCCATGAACAGGACGGTCAATGATGACATCATCGGCCTGGACGGTTCAGTGGACCGCAAGGAAACTCACCGTGCGCCTTATGTTAAAGGGACCTTCAAGGTGCCGAAGAATTTTCCGGTGAGCAAAATCACCTCGTCTGATGAGATGACCATCACTGCCGAGCTGGCGAACGGTCAGGTCTATGTATTGTCGTCCGCCTGGCTGCACGGTGAAGCGAACCATAATGCCGAAGAAGGCACGGTTGATCTTGAGTTCCACGGTGAAGAAGGGGATTACCAGTGATTGAGCTTGTACTTAAAAAACCGATCATCGCCCACAAAGAAACACTGCATGTGCTGGAAATACGTGAGCCTACGTATGACGAGATTGAGGCGCTGGGGTTCCCTTTCTCTGTTTCGCCTGATGGTGGTATGAAAATGGACAGTCAGGTGGCGCTGAAATATATCCCGCTTCTGGCCGGGATCCCGCGCTCGTCTGCAGCGCAGATGACGAAGCTGGATATTTTCAAGGCAGGCATGATTGTAATGCGTTTTTTTACCGGCTTGGAGACGGAAGAGACCTCCGGAAGCGATTCTACAATGTCGCGTGGTTCTGGAAATTAAACCCCCTTGAACTTCGCCGGACGGCTATTTCCCACTTTGCTGATCTGGAGGCAGAGGCCGTCCGTATAAATGAGGAGATGAAGCATGGCTGATAATTTTCAGCTGAAAGCCATCATCACCGCCGTTGACAGGCTATCCGGCCCGCTTAAAGGTATGCAGCGTCAGCTTAAGGGGTTTCAAAAAGAAGTCTCCAGCCTTGCTCTGGGCGCTGCCGGGGCGGGTACTGCAATAATGGGGGCACTGGCACTCCCTGTAAAATCAGCCATCACCCTTGAATCGAAGATGGCTGATGTCCGCAAAGTGGTGGACGGTCTGGATACGCCGGATGCGTTTAAGGCCATGACGGAGCAGGTACGCGCTTTGTCTACTGAGCTTCCCATGTCTGCAGACGGGATCGCGGAAATTGTGGCGGCTGGCGGTCAGGCCGGGATTGCACGTGATGAACTGATGCAGTTTGCCACTGATGCGGTGAAGATGGGCGTGGCCTTTGATACCACGGCTGAAGAGTCCGGGCAGATGATGGCCCAGTGGCGTACTGCGTTTAATATGACGCAGGATGAAGTGGCCGGGCTGGCTGACAAAATCAACTACCTTGGTAATACCGGCCCGGCGAATGCGAAGAAAATCTCCGATATTGTTACGCGTATTGGTCCTTTAGGTGGTGTTGCTGGTGTGGCTTCCGGCGAAATCGCGGCGATGGGGGCAACCATTGCCGGGATGGGTGTGGAGTCAGAAATTGCCGCCACAGGGATCAAGAACTTCATGCTTTCCCTGACTGCGGGAAATTCCGCGACAAAATCGCAGAAACAGGCATTGCGTTTTCTGCGGATCAATCCGAAGAAATTAGCTGCTGATATGCAGAAAGATGCCCGGGGCACCATGCTGTCTGTACTGGATGCGATGGCTAAAGTGCCTAAAGAAAAACAGGCAGCTGTGCTGAATGCCCTGTTCGGGAAAGAGTCTCTGGGCGCGATAGCACCTCTGCTGACTAACCTTGATTTGTTGCGTACCAACTTCAGGCGGGTTGCGGATTCCCAGCAGTATGGCAGTTCGATGCAGAAGGAATATGCTTCGAGGGCAGCGACGACGGAAAACCAGCTTTTACTTCTGCAAAATCAACTTGATGCCATTTCTTCCACTCTGGGGGAAACGTTTCTTCCTGAGGTTAATGATGGTCTTGAAGCGGTAAAACCGCTCCTTGAGGAAGTGAGAACGTTTGTCCGTGAAAACCCGGAGCTCGTTAAGACCATTGCTAAAATCGGTCTGGCTTTACTGACAGTGGGGGCCGCTGCAGGCTCTTTGTCCAGAATCATGAAAGTTCTCGGCGGTGTGATGAATATGACGCCTGCTAAGGGGCTGATTGCTCTTCTGGTCGGTGGCGCTTACCTCATTATTGATAACTGGGAAACCGTAGGTCCTGTCATAAAAAAAGTCTGGCGCGTGGTGGATGAAACGGCGCAGGCGATGGGGGGATGGGAAACTGTTCTGAAAGCGATCGCCCTGTTTATGACAACCAAATGGGTTGCTGACGTTACCAAATCCATTACCGCAGTGACCAGAGAGATGCGTACGCTGGGGAAGGTATCGGCAGAAACGGGATTGATGGGGAAAGGCCGCGGCTTTATCGGGAAGGCCGGGGTATATGGTTTTCTGGGAACCCTGATGTATGAGCCGGTTAAAGATACTCTGGAAAGTGTTGTTCCTGAAGATACGGTTAACTGGCTGGATAATAAAGGGCTGTTTCTGGCTTCAGACTGGACGCCTTTTTTTGATCGTAAAGAGTACGAGCAATATCAGGCCAGCCTGAGTCAGTACAAACCCAATGTTCCGCTGTTGAATCCATCTTCTTCCATGACACAGCACAGCGAGCTGAAAGTCACGTTCGAGAATGCTCCGCCAGGTATGAAGATAATTGATGTACCGGACAAAGCCGATCCCCTGATGAAAATCACGCACGATGTGGGGTATTCCCCTTTTCGTTTTCCACGATAACGCAGTCCTTTTTGAGGTCAGTCTATGGATTTATCCTCATTTCCCACCCGACCTTCATTACTTTCGTCGTCTTCAGGCTGGCGTGACAGACTTCAGGACGCGTCATTTCGCGGCGTATCGTTTAAGGTTGAAGAAGAAAGTGCGGGAACCGGTCGCCGTGTGGAAACACACGAATACCCGAACCGCGACAGGCCCTATACCGAAGATCTGGGAAAAGTTACTTTCCGCCCGTCCATCACGGCTTATGTGGTGGGAGATGACTGCTTTGACCAGCGCGATCGCCTGATTGATGCGCTGAATAAACCCGGTCCCGGCACGCTTGTCCATCCGACATACGGTGAGCTGAAAGTCTGTGTTGACGGGGAAGTTCGGGTCAGCACATCGAAAAGTGAAGGGCGTATTGTCCGCTTTGACCTGAAGTTTGTCGAAGCGGGAGAACTCTCTTACCCCACATCAGGTGCGGCGACGGCGCAGACGCTGATGTCATCCTGTTCTGCACTGGATGACTGCATCAGTGACAGTTTCAGTGGTTTCAGTATCGATGGCGTGGCGGATTTTGTGCAGAACGACGTTATCGGTAATGCCAGCACAATGCTTGGGTATGTTTCTGATGCGATGAAAGTGGTGGATTCTGCCGTATCGGATGCCGCCAGGCTGTTGCAGGGGGATATCTCGGTACTTCTGCCGCCGCCATCGTCAGGCAAAAATTTCGTTGAGCAGGTGCAGAAAATGTGGCGTACCGGGAAACGCCTTTATGGTAACGCCAGCGACCTGGTCACCATGATCAAAACGCTTTCCGGTGTCAGCCTCGGCAGCGATCTGCAACCGCGCGGCGTCTGGAAAACGGACAGTAAAACCACCGCCACGGCGACGCAGCAGCGTAACGTGGTTGCCAGCACCCTTCGTACGACCGCAATCAGCGAAGCGGCGTATGCCGTCACCCGATTGCCTGCGCCAACAACTTCCGCGGTGATGCAGAATTCCGCAGTGGGGCAGGCAACAACACCCGCGCAGAGCACTGGCTGGCCTTCCGTCACGCATCCGGCACTGAACAATGCACCGGCGGTGAAAAACACGGTTGACCTGCCGACGTGGGAAGAACTGACTGACATTCGCGACACACTGAATACGGCAATTGATAAGGAGTTGTCCCGTACAACCAGTGATGCGCTGTTTCTGGCGCTGCGCCGGGTGAAAGCAGATCTGAATGCGGATATCAACACGCGCCTTGAACAGTCTGCTCGGATCATTCAGCGCACACCGGATGAGGTTTTACCCGCGCTGGTGCTGGCGGCGACCTGGTTTGATAACGCGGCGCGTGACGCGGACATTATCCGGCGTAATGCCATTACGCATCCCGGCTTTGTGCCGGTGATCCCTCTGAAGGTGCCAGTGCAATGAACGACAATGTCACGCTACGGGTAAATGGCCGGGAGTGGAATGGCTGGACATCGGTGCGCATCGGTGCCGGTATTGAACGGCTGGCGCGGGATTTCAGTGTGGAGATCACCCGCCAGTGGCCGGGAGATGAGGGTATCACCACGCTTCAGCCGCGCATTAAAAACGGTTCAAAAGTGGAAGTGCTGATTGGTGATGAGCTGGTGATCACCGGCTGGGTGGAGGCGACGCCCGTTCGTTACGATGCCCGTTCGGTCAGCACCGGTATTGCCGGGCGTAGTCTGACCGCTGACCTGATTGACTGTGCAGCCGAACCGACACAGTTTAACGGACGCTCGCTGGTGCAGATTGCGCAGGCGCTTGCTGTGCCTTTCGGCATTGAGGTGGTGAACAGCGGTGCGCCGTCGGGTGTTATTCCTGATGTTCAGCCTGATCACGGTGAAACGGTGATTGAGGTAATCAACAAAATACTCGGTCAGCAGCAGGTACTGGCTTACGACGATCCGCACGGCAGGCTGGTGATTGGCGGTATTGGCTCAACGCGGGCACATACCGCGCTGGTACTTGGGGAAAACATCCTTTCCTGCGATACGGAGAAGAGTATCCGGGAGCGGTTTTCAGTTTACCAGGTGGCGGGGCAGCGTGCCGGAAACGACGATGATTTCGGTGAGGCCACCACCACCGCGCTGCGGGCCCGCACAGAGGACGCATTTATTGCCCGTTACCGTCCGATGTATATCAGGCAGACAGGGCAGGCCACGGGGGCTGGCTGTATTGCGCGTGCTGACTTTGAAGCCCGGCAACGGGCGGCGCGGACGGATGAAACCACTTATGTGGTGCAGGGCTGGCGACAGGGTAACGGTATGCTGTGGCAGCCCAACCAGCGGGTGATTGTCTTTGATCCGGTCTGTGGTTTCGACAATACCGAACTGCTTGTTTCGGAAGTCACGTTTACTCAGGACCAGAACGGCACCCTGACGGAAATCCGTGTCGGCCCGCCTGATGCTTATCTGCCTGAACCCGAAGACCCCGGCGCGCGGAAAAAGAAAAAAGCCAGAGTACAGGAGGACCCGTTCTGATGAGGACGATTGAAGCCATGCAGCGACAACTTCTCGGCCTGATTGGGCGGGCAGTGGTGAAAAGCATCAGTGCCGCCACGAAATGTCAGACCGTGGATGTGTCCCTGATTGCCGGTGAACCCAAAGCCGGGGTTGAACATCTTGAACCCTACGGTTTTACCGCAAGGGCAAACAGCGGTGCGGAAGCGGTGGTGTTGTTTCCGGATGGCGACCGTTCTCATGCGGTGGTTGTTACGGTGTCGGACCGGCGCTACCGCCTGAAAGGGCTGCAGACGGGTGAGGTGGCTGTCTATGACGATCAGGGGCAGTCCGTGACGCTGACCCGGGAGGGGATCGTGGTGGACGGTGCAGGTAAAACGATCACGTTTCGCAATTCACCTAAAGCACGTTTTGAAATGGACCTGGAAGTGACAGGACAGGTGAAAGACCTGTGCGACTCCGGCGGCACCACCATGTCAGCGATGCGGCTTGCCTATAACGGGCATCGTCACAGAGAGAACGGTCAGGGCAGTAACACCGACAAACCTGATAAAGCGATGGAGGCATGATGGAACTGTGGCTGACGGTGAACGGTAAACGCACCTGCGCCAGCGCACCGCTGGATCCGCTGACCCGCGCCGTGGTGATTTCCCTGTTTACCTGGCGGCGGGCGGAGCCTGATGACAACGCCGACGTCCCGATGGGATGGTGGGGGGATACCTGGCCTGCGGTACAGAATGACCGTTACGGCTCCCGACTGTGGCTGCTTCAGCGCAGCAAACTGACCAATCAGCTGGTGCAGACGGTAAGGGGGTATATCCGCGAATGCCTGCAATGGATGATTGATGACGGCGTGGTGTCCCGTATTGATCTGGATATCCGCCGCACCGGGATTAATGAACTGGGTCACAGTATCACTCTCTGGCGTCGTGACGGACCGGTAATGATTTCTTTTGATGATCTGTGGAGTGCGATAACGCATGGCGGACAGTGAATTTCAGCGCCCGACGCTGGCAGAAAATATCAGTATGCTCCGTAACGATTTATTCGCCAGGCTGGACGTCAGCGACACGCTCCGGCGCATGGATGAAGACGTGCGGGCAAAGGTGTATGCGGCGGCGCTGCATACGGTTTACGGTTACATCGATTATCTGGCAATGAACATGCTGCCTGACCTGTGCGATGAGTCCTGGCTGGCGCGACATGCTGCGATGAAACGGTGTCCGCGCAAGGGGGCCACGGCTGCCAGCGGGTATATGCGCTGGGAAGGTGTCAGCGATGGCCTGAAGGTGACCGCTGGGAGCGTGATTCAGCGCGATGACCTGGTTAAGTACACGGCAACTGCTGATGCAACCAGCTCCGGTGGTGTCCTGCGCGTGCCGATCGCCTGCTCAAGTGCAGGCGCGGTCGGTAACGCTGACGACGGTACGGCATTAATCCTGGTCACGCCGGTGAATGGTCTGCCGTCTTCCGGTGTTGCAGATACCCTGACTGGCGGATTCGATACTGAAGATCTGGAAACGTGGCGCGCCCGCGTCATTGAGCGGTATTACTGGACGCCGCAGGGCGGGGCTGACGGGGACTATGTCGTCTGGGCTAAAGAAGTGCCCGGCATTACCCGCGCATGGACATACCGTCACTGGATGGGAACGGGAACTGTCGGTGTGATGATTGCCGGCAGTGACCTGATTAATCCCATTCCGGAAGAATCAACGGAAACGGCGGCAAGACAACATATCGGGCCACTGGCCCCGGTGGCAGGCTCTGATTTGTATGTGTTCAGGCCGGTGGCGCATAAAGTGGATTTTCATATCCGCGTGACGCCGGACACACCGGAAATACGGGCTGCCATCACCGCCGAGTTGCGTTCGTTCCTGCTGCGTGATGGTTATCCGCAGGGAGAACTGAAGGTGTCACGTATCAGTGAAGCGATTTCCGGTGCGAACGGGGAATACAGCCATCAGTTGCTTGCACCGGCGGACAATATCTCCATTGCAAAAAATGAACTGGCGGTTCTGGGGACGATTTCATGGACGTGACAAACGATGATTACATCCGTCTGTTGTCGGCACTGCTGCCGCCCGGTCCGGCGTGGTCAGCCAGCGATCCGGCGATTGCAGGTGCGGCACCGTCATTAACCCGTGTTCATCAGCGTGCGGATGCCCTGATGCGGGAGCTGGATCCGCGCACCACCACTGAACTGATAAACCGCTGGGAGCGTTTGTGCGGTCTGCCGGATGAATGTATTCCCGCAGGGACACAGACCCTTCGCCAGCGTCAGCAACGGCTGGATGCGAAGGTTAATCTGGCGGGCGGCATCAATGAGGATTTTTACCTTGCACAGCTTGCTGCCCTGGGCAGACCAGACGCCACTATCACGCGATACGATAAAAGCACGTTCACCTGCTCATCGGCCTGTACTGACGCGGTGAATGCGCCGGAATGGCGGTATTACTGGCAGGTCAACATGCCAGCCGCCACCAACACCACCTGGATGACATGTGGTGATCCCTGTGATTCCGCACTGCGTATCTGGGGTGACACCGTTGTCGAGTGCGTGCTTAACAAACTCTGCCCTTCGCATACCTACGTAATTTTTAAATATCCGGAGTAATCCATGCATCGTATAGACACGAAAACCGCGCAGAAGGATAAGTTCGGCGCGGGTAAAAACGGTTTTACCCGTGGTAACCCCCAGACCGGCACACCTGCCACCGATCTGGATGATGACTACTTTGACATGTTGCAGGAAGAACTTTGTAGCGTGGTGGAGGCCTCCGGTGCCAGCCTGGAGAAAGGGCGGCATGACCAGCTGCTTACCGCACTTCGTGCGCTGCTGTTAAGCCGCAAGAATCCGTTTGGCGATATCAAATCGGATGGCACTGTGCAAACGGCTCTCGAAAACCTTCAATTGGGAGAAGCGGCAAAACGGGATGTCGGAACCGGTAATAATCAACTCCCGGACATGTCCGCATTTGGTATGTCGCGAAACGGACAAACTGCCTGGGATATTCTCCCAAATGGTATGATTCGACAGGCTGGTACTGTGACACTGACACCAGTTGGTAACTTCAACTCGCAGGTGCTTGGTGGGGTGACGTACTACACCCATTACTACAGGGTTAATTTCCCCAGACAATTCCCAAATGCACAAATAGCAACGCTGGCAACACTAGCGAGCTCAGAGTTTTCGAAACAGACAACAATGGCCGGAAAATCACTGTCAACGCATCGCGATACTGATTCTGGCGCTGACGTATCAAGAACGCGATTCACTGTGGCGTATACGACACCCAATCTCGGCGAAATACCGACAGTGCATTTTGAATCAATAGGGTACTAAATATGGAGAATATCTATTTCAGCCCAACGACCGTTGGTTTTTATGTTTCTGAACAAGAGCGACCTGATGATGCGGTTGAAGTCTCGCCAGAGGTGGAGGCATTTTTGAGGGAGTGTGTTATCTGGGGAGCGGATACATTTAACGTAGAGCGAGATGCAGCAACGGTGACATATCCAACAGAACTGCTTGAATATGTCACCACCTACAACGCCCCCGTTAAATATCCTGCGGATTGACAGGCCATACGGGTTTTGCTGTATCAACGCGCATCAGCAAGACCCGGTATTTTTTCCATTCAGATAACGCGGCGGTTTCTTCTGCCGTCGCGATTTCCGCATCAAAAGCATCCTGTCTCCAGGCTATTTCCTTATCAGCCATAGAACGCAATACCGTTCTTTTCTGTTCAGCCTGAATAATCTGTTGTTCAGCGGAGAGTGGCGGGATATCAATCCACGCAGGATTACCATTTTTATCAGCCCCCAGCGTTTTGCCTTGTGGCGCTACGCCTGTGTAAATTGCCATTGTTTCATCATCAACATCAACGCCATTTTCAGGCCATGAACCGGCGCTGATATATACCTCTTTTAGTGCTTTCGGATAGAAAGAGCCTTTATAAAATTTATTCATTCTTAATACCCCAGCGCGATAAAACAACAATCTTCGGTGCCCTCTCCGGATGGCGACCAGTTCTGAATACTGATATGCGTTCTGCTGGCAATACGCACATTCATCGCGGCATTGTAGCCAGATGTTCCACGGTTTCCGGTCGCAAATAAGCCTGCATAGGGAAAAGCAAATGGTAAGGCATATCCAGCATCAGCTCCCTTTTGTGTTGCCACCGTTCCCCACTGCAACATAAGTTTCACCGGGTTTCCTGTCGTCGCAATGCATGGAATGTAGATGTAGCCATTCCCTGACATCATTGACCTGAAGCTGTCTAAACCCAGTAACTTCGAGGCATTATCTGCTCCAACATCTCGTGTTGCGGCGGTCCCTAACTGGAGCGCATTTCGGAAGGCTGATACATCAGAAATATCAGCTCCATTAGCCGATTTCTGCATAGCTCCGGAGGCTTTATTTATCGTTTCGCCCAAACCAACGTTTATGAAAATGCAGAAATAGCGCGCAAATGGCATCGTTCCTGTTTTTGTCAGGAGGAGCTATCATGCTTATTGGCTATGTTCGCGTATCAACAAATGACCAGAACACCGATCTACAACGTAATGCGTTGAACTGTGCAGGATGCGAGCTGATTTTTGAAGACAAGATAAGCGGTACAAAGTCCGACAGACCAGGACTGAAAAAGCTGCTCAGGACATTATCGGCAGGTGACACGCTGGTGGTCTGGAAACTGGACCGACTGGGGCGCAGTATGCGGCATCTTGTCGTGCTGCTGGAGGAGTTGCGTGAACGAGGCATCAACTTTCGTAGTCTGACGGATTCAATTGATACCAGTACCCCAATGGGGCGCTTTTTCTTTCATGTGATGGGTGCCCTGGCTGAAATGGAGCGTGAACTGATTGTTGAACGAACAAAAGCTGGACTGGAAGCAGCTCGCGCACAGGGACGAATTGGTGGACGTCGCCCCAAACTTACACCAGAACAATGGGAGCAGGCCGGACGATTAATTGCATCAGGCGTTCCTTGCCAGAAGGTGGCGATCATCTATGATGTTGGTATATCGACACTGTATAAGAAGTTTCCGGTCGGAGATAAATGAAACCGTAGCACGTCGTATGCAAGAAGATCGTGCTGCGGTTTATGCTTATCACTTAAAGACTCAAAAATTAGGTGAGTAACGGACCGGGGACATAGCTCCTTTTTTTCTTAATTCATCTGGTATTTTTTTCCAAGATAAAGATTTGCTATTTCAGGTGAGGCTTCTCGACCTTCAAAACCATAGCGAGAACTTTGTGTTGCCTCAAAGTCCGGATCCTCGTCCCAGTATTTCATCGTAGGGAAATTTTCACGTGTTGATTTGAGCCATTTATCAGCAATGAAAACCCCTCGAACGATCCCCCTTACAGTAGCAAGAATGACTTCTGCTTGGCTGGCGCGAGAGACATTAATGCGCCAGCTAAATCGAACAGCATCATAAAGCTCTGAATCCTTTGCACTTCTGTTAACGGAAATCATTAATGCTTTATGATGAAATGTTATGGTTTCGGGTTGATATGTTGCTATCAACTCTTTGACATGCGCGGCGCCGAATTCATTGCTGCCAGCACCATTCATGATATTCGTTAACCCAGGGTAGGCATCAATAAGTGCTGCTTCAACTTCGTATGCCGTCTTTTCATCAGTCATTCCGTGTCGATGGATGACATGGATAACCTCAAGTCCTGCTAACCTTATTTCTCTAATTTGCTTTAGCTTGTTGCTCAGTAACTCGTCATCATCAGTCGCTGCCACTTCACCACGCATATGGGCAAATACGCGGTTACCTTTGCCTTTCCCTACATAGAAGGTGCTTCCGTCCCTCGGATCAATCAATCGGTATACATACCAGCCAAGGTGTTCAATTACTCCAGAAGGAAACTCAGTAATATCCATTTTGCAATATCTATGAATTATTTGTGAGACGTATATTAATGAACATTGCAAGGGCTCACAACCAGTAGTGTTGAGAAAACCATCGGAGAAATGAGGCTAAGCCTTTGAATTTACATAGTACAAAAAAGATACTTTTCCTCATAATGTGAGCTAATTTTATGTTTCGTTTGATGATTGGACCGGTCTCGAAAACCGTAGGCACGTAGTATGCGTTAATTTATGAACAAACTACTTGTCTGCTGTTTTTCTGTCATTAGTCGTATATAGAATGATTCTCTATGCCTAACAAAGCATCACCAGTGCTAGATTACGTTGCAGTCACTGTTTAAATATCCAGATAAAACATTTCCTTCTGGGTTAAATGAGTGATAAAGTTTCACCCATTAGACCCCTTGGAGGAATTATGTCTGAATTTGAAGTGTTGGCACAGCATCTGCTGAAGGAAGCCGAGGCGGAAGAAAAGCTGCGACAGGAAAATGATAAAAAGCTTATCGAGAAAGTGCTGGAAATCTATGATCAGAAGTATGTGGCTGAATTACTGAGAAAAGTCGGAAGAAATGAGTGGAGCCGTGAAACCATTAACCGCTGGATTAATGGCAAGTGTTTACCAAAATCGTTGACTTCAGTAGAAGAGTCTCTTCTGCGTAAGATGCTACCAGAACCACCTGCAAACCATCCGGAATATGCTTTCCGCTTCATTGACTTATTTGCTGGAATTGGAGGGATACGGAAAGGTTTTGAGGCCATTGGAGGCCAGTGTGTTTTTACCAGTGAATGGAATAAAGATGCTGTGCGTACATACAAGGCCAACTGGTTTAACGATGAACAGGTGCATAAATTCAATCTCGATATTCGGGAAGTCACGCTGAGTGATAAAACCGATATATTGGAAACGGATGCTTATGCATATATTGATGAGCATGTGCCGGATCATGATGTGCTTCTTGCGGGGTTCCCGTGCCAGCCATTTAGCCTTGCTGGTGTTAGTAAGAAAAACTCACTTGGTCGTGCGCATGGTTTTGAATGTGAAGCACAAGGAACACTTTTTTTTGACGTGGCACGTATTATACGAGCAAAAAAACCGGCAATTTTTGTGCTGGAAAATGTCAAAAATCTGAAGAGCCATGATAAGGGTAAAACTTTCAAAGTCATTATGGAGACCCTTGACGAGCTGGGCTACGAAGTTGCCGATGCTGCAGAAATGGGAAAAAACGATCCAAAGATTATCGATGGGAAGCATTTTTTGCCTCAGCATCGTGAACGCATTGTTCTGGTCGGATTTAGACGAGATCTGAATATTCACAAGGGGTTTACCTTGCGTGATATCAGTCGTTTTTATCCGGAACACCGCCCATCATTTGGTGAATTGCTGGAGCCTGTAGTCGACAGTAAATATATACTTACGCCAAAACTATGGGAGTACCTTTATAACTACGCCAAAAAGCATGCAGCCAAGGGGAATGGTTTTGGCTTTGGGTTGGTCAATCCTGAGAATAAGGAAAGCATTGCACGCACACTTTCTGCCAGATATCACAAAGACGGATCAGAAATTCTTATTGATCGTGGTTGGGATATGGCAACGGGAGAGGCTGACTTTATGAATGAGAGTAACCAGGCTCGTCGACCACGCAGGCTGACTCCCCGAGAGTGCGCACGCCTTATGGGGTTTGAAAAACCTGGAGGGAAACCATTCCGTATTCCGGTTTCAGATACTCAGTCATATCGGCAGTTCGGTAACTCCGTTGTGGTGCCAGTATTTGAAGCCGTTGCCAGACTTCTGGAACCCTATATCCTCAAAGCTGTTTCTGCTGATGCTGGTAAGACTGGGCAGCCTTGAGAACACCTCCCGGCCTTTTAAGCCGGGAGTCAGCCTATGATAGTTCAGTGTAAAGTTCTATCAGCTCAGTAATGAATGCTCCGAGCGTTATTAATTCTTCTCTAACTGCTTCTGGGTATTTTTTATGTAAAGTTGATGGTACAACGAGTCTGACACCCGCATCTTTCATTTCTCGGTATTGTGCTGAAGAAACACCTTCTTGCAGTGTAAATAAATGTACCTGATGGATTTTATCTGCTTCATTCAGTATCTGACGCCAGCGATCTTTGCAGGTGGTCTTTACTGCCAGCATACGTAAGTTTTCTACAGGAAATTCAGCGTTATGATATGCCTCTGCTGAAGGAAACAGGAAATCTGGTTTTTTATTACCTTCAGTAACTGCCTGAGTGGAGAAATGCCGTAGTCCGTGCTCGATAAAAAGCTTCTCTAGGTGAAGTTCAAGTGATTTACCTGCCCTTGATTTACGTCGATTACTGACAGAGTTGGCTAATGCAATAAACTCATCTACAGAATCGAATCCTTTCTTAATAATATCAAGAACATGTAATTCCTCGACGAGTAGAAAAATATCATACTCGACACGCCGACGGTCAATCAGTTGCTCATCTGGATCCTTGGAGTTTTTAGCATAATGGCCAGCAGCATATTGAATAATTTCGTTTCCAGAAGGAAAACGCTTCTTCCAGTCTTCAGGAATAACATATTTATGATTTACTGGAGTTTGCTGAAGAGACAATCCGCCCAAAATTTGTCCGGCTGGGCCGAAAATTAGGGTTCCAGGTATGATTTCGCCAATAGCAGACTCGATGAGATCCTCTTCATCGGGATTGACGCAGACCCATATATCTACCTCGGAACAGTCAGTGTTCTGTTCGTTTAACCTGAAAGCAAGAATTGTGAGGGCTCCTGTATTTTCAGGGTTCTGTAATGGACTTCCTCTCCCCCAGCGCGTAATTCTTTTTTCGTTTCGGGTCTTACCAAAATAACGGTTGTTGTAATAAATTGCGCGTGCTTGGGTATCAGGGCAATCATGGGATGATACATGCGCAGTAAGGAAGACTGAAGGGTTCAGTTCGCGAGTATGATTGATAGATGGAAAAAGCTTTTCAACGATATTTGAGGGGATATAAAGTCCGACCTGATGGCCACCTGTTGCGCCTGTGTCGTTTGCAGAAAGGCGTTTGATGTAGATAAAGTAATTCCCGCTTGCGATATCAAGCAGCCAGTTATGAAAAACCGACATATACATCCCTTTGTTAACATACAGTCAGGGTTAACATTTTTCCATAGTTATAGATAAGCGGCTAGGAACTTAAGGGAAAAACAAAAAGCCCGCATAAGCGGGCTTTTGTGTCACTCGAGAGCCGCGGCTCCTTTGCGTATCCTTTTTTGTCTCCTCACCGTCTGGTCGGTGTCCTGCTGAGACTGCTAACTTCCTGTTTTCGTTGGTGTTGTCCTTACACCGTTCAATCATGATTGGTGGAGCTTGCGGGAGTTGAAACCGCAGCCACGTCGTATGCAAGAACGTGCTGCGGTTGGCTGGTGAACTTCCGATAGGGCGAGTATTGAATGATTTACAGCCGTTATTGATTTTACATATTTTTTGTATGAAAGGATTAGCGTCTCCTCCCACCGATCCTCCATGGCTTTACGCCAGTGTCTCTAGGACTGCTATGTGCCATAAGCGGAAGTATTTAACAACTATCAGTGTTGTTCAACAGATAAAGGGGCACTTGATTTTTTCTGTTCTCAGGAAATGATAAAAGCGCGTCGGTTCAAGCCTGCTTAACGGGAGTTTGTTAATCCTGTTGCCGTGACGTTTTGACACCATTATGATGGGGAGACACTTAATGTATGAAGGTTCCGCCACTTATACCTGTCCAACAACTGCCTCGGGTGTTTCTTTGTATGAATAAGTGGTAATGAGTAGTGAATCGCTAACAGTCACCCGAACAATCGGTGCCTGCAATTAATTCTATATTCTAAACGAGGGGGAGATTATTACACATGAAATTTAAGGACAAGAACCTTAAGGCTCTCGCGGAATGTATCATAGGAGATAATAAGGCATTTCTGTATCGTTCAAGCAGTCACATCACTGAATTTTTCCAGGACTGCGGCATGGATGTTACTCATGACGGATCCACTCGGTGGAAATGGACGGCCCAGAGGCTTGAAGAACTTCTTTATGAGCCACAGTCAAAGCCACATACTTTGCCGGAAAGGTTTGTTCATGTGCTCAGAACTTTAATGTTAAAAGAAGATGCAATGGATGACGATCCAGGAAGATTAAAGGCGCTTGAAGAACTGAACAAGCCTTTGATGCGGGAAGGCTATGAGGCATTCTATGGTGACGATCGCCTTTTGTATATACGCCATACCGATACCAAAACGGTTTCAGTCAGTAATAACCCTCATCGGCCCTTAACGCCTCACGAAGTAGAATGCAGAAGGTTACTGACCGCGTTTCTTGATACCTGCTCAGAAGATGAGTTAATAGAAGATATTCTCCTTCCTTTATTCCGGCAACTTGGTTTTCACCGGATAACAGCAGTGGGACATAAAGATAAAGCGCTGGAATACGGGAAAGACATCTGGATGAAGTTCACACTGCCAACTCAGCATGTTCTTTATTTCGGCATTCAGGCAAAAAAAGGTAAGTTGGATGCGTCCGGTGCCAGCAAATCTACGAATTCAAACGTGGCAGAAATCTTCAACCAGGTACTGATGATGCTTGGCCATGAAATATTTGACCCAGAAACAAATAGAAAGGTGCTGGTAGATCATGCCTTTATCGTTGCTGGCGGAGAAATTACTAAACAGGCGAGGAACTGGCTGGGCGGGAAACTTGATGCCAGCAAAAGAAGCCAGATAATATTTATGGACCGGGAAGACATTCTTAATTTATATACTGTAAGTAATGTACCTCTGCCAACAGGTGCTCTCATCTCTGATGATGCCGTTAAGAACGATGATATTCCTTTCTAA